TGCATCCATTTTCCCTAAAGCCTACGCACTCCTTTTCGAAGTCAATTTTAGCCTCATCTTTAAAGGGACACCAATGCATGTTATTAAAGATATACTGTATAAGCATATCTACTTGTTTTTCTCTTAATTCAGCTACCTGTCCATATTGTAGACACTCCGAAATACAAGATAATTCTTCCCCATTAAGTTCCCAATCAGTCTCTGATAATTCTCTTGTGTTATAATCTGCAATAATATTTTCAACCTGTTCTACTAAAGCTTTTCTTGTTAATTCGTCCATGCTCCAGCCTCCTTAAATTTTCATTTTGCGCCGGAGACGAGTTGACCAATACTGCGTTATCTTGTACTTGGGGCACTCGTCCCTCCACATCTCCCGTCCTGTCTTTCCATCCCAGTGAATGCAATCATCGCAGTTAAAGCACGGTTCATCCATCTCTCCCTGGCAATGGTCAAAACATTCTGCGCTATTAGCACAGTGCTCACAGATACACCCAATGCAGCTCATGTCATTTCTCCGCTAAATCCTAAGTTAACTCTTCATCCCCATCCACTATGTCTATGACTCCATAAGGTGACATATCTTCCAGCTTATCTTCTAATTTCTCGCACTCTGTTTTATGTTTGCAGTTATTGCAGTTAATCAGTATTGATTTACAATATTCTGCCAGTTCTCGTACTCTCATTTTCAGCCTCCACTCCTAAAGTTACCATCCGATGATACAGTAACCCGGCATCAGTCCATATTCCGGTACATTCCGGAGCACATACCGGATCCGGCGTACTTCTGTCCGGCCAGTGCGTTCTCCGTTTTCCCACTCCATTAAGATCAGGACATCTCCCGGACTGCCTGAAAGTGCTGTGGCAGGATTTTCTTTTCTATTGTTTTCATTCTTCCACCTCTGCTCCCTGATGCTCTATTCCCATTGTTAATAAATCGCCGTAAGAAAAGCACCTTGTAAATCCAGTCTTGCGGTCTCGTGTCTGGATCGTGCGCGGATAAACCGCTATCACCTCGTACTCCCTGGTCTCACTGATAAATCGGTGTTGTCCCCGTCCGCGGGTCTCCAGCGGCTCCTCGATGGGCTTGTGTGTTGTCTTAATTATGTCACCTATATGTACATTATGGATTCGCGGCGCAGGATCCGGTAGAAGATTGCCGTCCCAGTCCTTATACTGCATTGTTGTCTCCTTCCTGGACGGCTGCTGCCTCTTGGTATCAGCGGCCGCCCCGTGGCTATGTCTATAGTTATCGTGAGTACACTCCAAAAGGCTTATTGGTTTAATTTCTTAATTGTTTCTTTGACGCTGTCATAATAGCGATTGATTCCACGCACTAAAAGTTCTGTCTGTGTAATTCCCATCATTTCAGCGCAATATTCCATTCGCCGTTTTTCTTCTGGTGTCAGTCGTACTGAGATAAGTTCAGTTCGTGCTTTCATAATTTCTCCGTTTTGTATATACATTATTTCCATTTGCTGTAGGTCAGGGTTTCCTCCGACCAGTCTGGGTAATGGTCCTGCAGGTACTGCCTAAATATCTGCAGCATCTCCTCCCGTCTGCCCTTGTTGCCGTTATCCAACATCTCATGGTGACTCTGGCAACCCAGGGCTCCATTCTGTGGGATCCCGAGTCCGCCGCGGGATCTCGGGATATAATGCATGATGCTTAAGAGCTGCTGTCCGTACCAGGTGACATCCTCCATGTGATATTCCATATGGCAAAAAATGCACTGGTACAGATCCCTCTCCTTGATGATCTGACGGGAGGCAGCATTAAACTCCCGCGCTCTCGCCTGTTTCGACATCTTCGGCATTCTGTCTGCCTCCTTTTCTGAGTTCTTCCAGTCTATCCAGGTATTCGGAGATATCTTTCACCTGCACTCGCGCCGCGCTAATCAGATCCATCTCTGCGTAACGTACCAGATTATCCACTGCTCCACGGATGGACTGGAGATAAGCTGTGCGCTGGTCTCCTTTAGATGGGCAATATTGCGGAAAGTCGTTTTCAAGGTCTGTCTGTCCCGGTACCTGCTCTTCCGTACCCATGGTGTCGGTATTCTGATTATCCGCGTCAGTTTCTCGGGAGGACGAGTCATTTACCTGTGTTTGCGGCTCTTCCGGTGCCGGATCCGGTGCGGCTCCCGGGATGGTCATCTGCTCCGGCTTCTTGTCCGGCTCCTTCGGTTTTTTCTTCGGTTCTGTGTTTGCTTTGGTCACACGGGATTCCTTACGCTTTTCAGGTTTCTTCTCTTTCGGAGTCTCATCCGGTTGCACCGGTGCAATTTCCGGTTCTTCCGGTGTTAAGTCCTCGCCATATAACATCTTGTACTGCTCCTCAGGACTGCTGCCTCCATCTACGAGTGACCGTACTGCAAGGCATATCTGATCTTCTGTGTATTTACTCCGCTCCAGCGTCTTCAAATTCACGATGGTAGCTCCATCAGAATTAACAATGATCTGCGTGCGGCGCTCTCCCGGGATCCGGACGGTATACACTGCGTCTCCCTGCGGAATCAGTACATCTATGATCTCTGCATTATTTCTGTTTCCGCTTGCTGTTTCCATAAAGCATACCATCCACAGCTTCCGGAAGAGATCTTCCTGCTCCTTACCTAGCTGCCAGAGGTTTCTTTCCAAGGGTGATCCCTCCGGTGGAAGCATGGGCTTGTCCGTGACGGCTGCTGCCTCTGCCTTCTCGATCTCCACCTCAATATCCGTGACCTTGCTCTCAGCATCCACCTCGTCCTTTATGTCCTGAATCTCTGCCTTGGACAACGTAGTCGGAAGTACCTCGTTGATCTCGTCGGGAATCTGCAACATCAATGTAAGTTTTGCGTATCCAAATCCCTTGTAGCTCGTGAGCAGATGATCAGAGTAGCCATCCTCAGAAAATCTGTCATTGATACTGATAAAGCGGCTTACCTGTGTCTTATCTATGCCATATTCTGCCTTGGCAAAGTCTGTCACGGTTGCATATCCGCTCT